ATATACCAGAGTTTCCCAATTTCCGCGGGCAATCCCGCAGCGACGGAGACGTCTCTTCGTTGTCGGATATCTTGGTTCGTGGGAATATCCCGCCCAAGTATTATTTGACGGAGAAATGCGCGGAGGGGATTCTCCGCCGCGCAGAACGAAGAGGCAAGGACCTTCCTCCGGTGCTGAAGGCGGCATTGCTTCGGCAGATACAATCCGGATGCGCGCAGGCGGTGGGTCTGGAGGAAAAGGCGCGTTGATCGGCTGTAACCTGAGTCACACGCTTGCCACGGGAAACGACCAGACAATCGTGACGTTCAGCGTGAATCCGAGCGTGTGGACGATGGATGCCGACCGAAGCAATTCGATGAAAAGTTCCAATCCGAACTCCGGTTTTCACATGACCGATGTTGCCAAAACGCTTGACACAATGATTCCGACACCGCAGAAAGCACAGGGTGGCCAGATGGTCTTGGAAGAAAGACAACCCGTCATCCGGTTCTGGAATGGTGAAGACGTAGCGGGAACGCTCACAGTGACGGGAAACAATCAGCTGATGCCGGACAAGGGGCGGCTCCAATGCGTGGTTGAACCGTTGGCCGATGGCGAAGACTGCTTCGACATCCGGCAGGTGGAAGCCCACGAAAAAGGGATTTCACCGACGCTGATGGCTACCGATTACAAGGGCGGCAAAGCAGTGATGGAAGATAAGGAGCCGATATGTTTTGAGAATCATGGCAACGACAGCCGGGTGACGGAATCGGAAGGGATTTCCCCCACCATTACAAGCCGTTTCGGGACTGGAGGCAACAACGTTCATTTAATCATGACGGCAGACACCCCTATCGGTTTCATCAAAAACGATGCGGGCGGCGAACAGCAGGGATACTGGGATGGAGTCTTCCCCACGGTGCGGAGTCAGGTCATCCCCGCTGTTGCGTACAATGTTTCGTTTTGCGATGCCAATGGAACACGGAAGGATCGACCGGACGGAGGTCTTTACGTCACCGAAGCCGAGACCAGCAAGACGGTAACGGCCGGCGGGACAAATGCCGAAACCGTTATCGTTTCCCCTGTCGCCCTTGACGGGGACAAAATGGCAAAAGACGAGCGGAAAGGCGGTTCCGGTCTTGGTATCAGCACGGATGGCGTCATGTACACACAGACAGTCAAAGATGTTCATGCCGTGGCGTATGAGGAATGTGTTCCTCTTGATCTGCGGAATGCGACCCGCGATCCGGAGAAACACGATGAAATGAACCGGCAGGGCATTGGCGTGGGAGCTGACGGAGACCCCATGAACACTGTTACGGCAGGCGCAGTTCCCGGCATTGGCTGGCAGTCTACTGTGCGCAGACTTCTGCCGGTGGAATGTGAGAGACTGATGGGTTTTCCCGATGGACATACCCTCATCCAATGGAAAGGCAAGCCGGAATCCGAATGCCCCGATGCCCCAAGGTACAAAGCCTGCGGCAACAGCATGTGCGTCAATGTGATGGCATGGGTTGGGGAAAGGATTGATGCCGTGGAAAAGAAAATCAAAGCCTCACGTGAGGCTTCGAGGAAGGATGGTGAAAATCATGATTGATTCAGCAACAAATCTTGAGGAGGCAATTCAACAGAACGCATCCGGTCCCAAGTCTGCGGAAGTAGACGGACAGAAAATCGAACAGCATTCCCTGTCGGAGCAAATCGCGGCGGACAAGTACCTCGCCTCGAAAAAGGCGATGCAGTCGCGTACAAGCGGTCTGAAGTTCACGAAAATGCGCCATTCGGGAGCATGAAAAAAAAGAGTCGCAAAATAATTTGCCACACGTGTGGCAAATTTCAGACTGCAAAAAACATAAAGGAACGAAATGAAGAATGAGTGAAACAACCGAAGTGAAAGCGGTCCCGAAGCAAGTCTCAAGGATTCAGCTTTCATCGAAACGCATGGTGAAAGCCAGATTCGATGCCGCGCAGACAACACATGACAATGCACGGCATTGGAGCGCGGCAGACTGTCTGTCTGCGGATATGGAAGCATCGGCATCCGTTCGTGAAACACTGAGGCGCCGTTCAAGGTATGAGGTAAGCAACAATTCATACGCAAAAGGACTTGTTCAGATGCTTGCCAACGATACCATCGGAACGGGACCGCGCCTGCAGATGCTGACTGTAAACGAGGACTTCAACGATGAAGTGGAGTATGCTTTCATGAAGTGGGCGGAAGCAATCAGGCTTGCGGCAAAACTCCGTACCATGCGAATCGCGCGATGTCAGGACGGAGAAGCGTTTGCCGTTCTGGCAACGAATCCGAAAGTACGCCATGAAGTCAAGCTCGATTTGATGCTGGTGGAAGCAGACCGGGTAGCCGGAGAACTGACCTGGAACACGGATGTCAACACTGTCGACGGCATTACGTTCGACGAGTGGGGGAATCCCGTTGATTACCGCGTAACCAAATACCATCCCGGTGATTTGCGGTATGGAGCAGGACAGGACGCCGTTCATATTCCGGCAGAATACATGCTTCACATCTTCCGCCAGGACAGACCGGGACTGCATCGGGGTGTTCCGGAACTGACAGCAGCTCTGCCGCTGTTTGCGCAGCTGAGGCGTTACAACCTTGCCGTGCTCTCAGCGGCAGAGGCGGCGGCAGACTTCGCGGCGATTCTGTACACGGATGCTCCGCCGAACGGGGAATCCGAGGAAGTGGAACCGATGGACAGTATTCCGTTGGAACGGAACATGATGATGACGGTGCCGGCCGGCTGGAAGATGGGACAGCTGGACCCGAAACAGCCAGCGGCGAATCACAGTGAGTTCGTGAAGATCATTCTGTCGGAAATCGCGAGATGTGCCGTAACGACCTACGGATCATTGTCAGGCGACTTCAGCGGACACAACTATGCCAGCGGAAGACTGGACAATCAGATTTACCACAAAAGCATTCTGGTTGACCGGTCATTCTGGGAAATTGAGGTGCTGAACCGGATATTCGATGCGTGGTATCAGGAGTATCAGCTTACCTCGAAAGTGTTCCGGTTCCGGGAAAAGCACACATGGTTCTGGGACGGATTCCCGCATGTTGACCCGAACAAGGAAGCGACGGCACAGGAGAAACGTCTGGCGAACAACACCACGACACTGGCAGCGGAATGTGCGAAAGACGGACGCGACTATATGAGCGTACTTCACCAGCGGGCAAAGGAACTGAAGCTCATGCGGGAGCTTGGGATTCCCATCAGTTCCGAAAACACGCAAACACAGAACACAGAGCCGAAATCGAATGACGGCTCAGAACCAATGGAGGATGAATGAGTGAATTCAAACTGATCGAAGCGGCGGGAAGCAAGCCGAAGGTAACCGGCATTGCGTACAGCGGCGGCAAGATAGCCTTGTCGAACTGGAAATATCCGATTGTGGTAGACCTGTCCGGGCTGACCATTCCGGAGACAGTACCGCTGCTTACAAACCATGATAACAAAACGGATGCGCGTGTCGGCATCGTATCCGCCAGCGTGAAAAACAATCAGCTGGAAATGACCGGCGAAATCATTTCCGAAAGCAAGGATGCGCTGGACATTGTTGCGCAAAGTAAAGCAGGTGCCGACTGGCAGCTGAGCATCGGAGCGAATGCAACGGAAACAGAGCTCGTTCAAGGAAAACGGGTTGTGAACGGACAGGAAGTCGACGGACCGTTCTACCACATCAAAAAATCTGTTCTGCGTGAAATCAGCGTTGTAGCTGTCGGCGCAGACGAACATACCGCCATGAAAGTAACCGCCAAATTTGAATTGGCAAACAACATCGAAGGAGAAAACATGAACAAGGAACCCGAAAAGAACACCAGTGCACAGGAAAACAAGGACTCGGAACAGAACAAAAAAACTCCGTCTTCCGCGCCTGTCGTCAAAGACCGGGAACAGAAAACGGATGAACACTCCGATGCCGAAGCCAAGTGCGGCAGGGACAAGAAAACGAAATGTGAAGCCGGCATTGCCGAAATTCAGGCGAGCGGGGCAACTGCGATTCCATCTCCTGCCCTTGATGCGGCAGCCGCAGTGAAAGCGGAACGTGAACGCGTTGCCGCCATCCAGAGCATCTGCAACGGGGAGTTCCCCGAAATCGAAAAGGATGCAATCTGCGCAGGCTGGACACCGGAAGTCGTGACTGCAAAAGTTCTTGAAACCATCCGTGCCGAACGTCCCTCCTCAAGTGTGAACATCAGCGTCAAGCCGGAACCGGAACGCGATGACATGAAATCGAATCTGGAAGCGGCAATGTGTCTGCGGTGCGGGATTTCGCCGGATGAGCTGGAAAAAGAATACGGCGCACGCTCCGTGGAAGCGGGAATGCTCGATATGGATATGCCTCTGCGCGATTTGCTGATTGAATGTATGCGAATCGACGGCATTCCGTACAGTCGCGGCTTCGACAACTATACCATCCGCGCCGCATTCTCCAGCGTTACGCTCCCCGGCATTCTTTCCAACGTTGCGAACAAAAAACTGCTCCAGTCTTTTGCCGCACAGCCGGTTATTGCAACCAGGCTGTGTTCCACCGGAGACCTCAATGACTTCAAGGAAGCTGACCGGTTCCGCCTGACCGATGTGGGCGACCTCAAACCTATCGGAGCCGACGGCGAAATCAAGAGCGGAAGCGTTGTCGAGGAATCCGCGAAGAACCAGCTTGACAGCTATGGAAAAATGTTCTGTCTCACCCGCAAAATGATCATCAACGATGATCTCGGCGCGTTCATGAAAGTCCCGGTCGCCATGGGCAACCGTGCAGCTCGACTGGTTGACCAGCTGTTTTTCAGCCGTCTGCTGAAGAATCCGACTCAGGCTGACGGAAAGAATCTGTTCCACACCGGACACAAGAACCTGCTTACCGGAGCGAATTCCGCACTTTCGAGCGACAGCCTCAAGAAAGCAATCCAGCTGTTCCTCGATCAGGTGGATGCCGACGGTCAGCCCATCAGTGTCGAACCCCGCATTCTGCTTGTTCCGACTGCGTTGAAACATCTTGCCCTGGAACTCACCCGCGGTGCAACAATGATCATGGCCGGAGGAAGCGGAACAGAATCGGTTGTCCGTCCCGCACTGAATGTTCTTGCCGATGAAAATCTGCAGGTGGTTTCCAGCCCGTATCTCGGCAACAGTGCATACGAAGGAGCCAGCCAGAGTGCCTGGTATCTGTTCGGTGATCCAAAAACTGTGGACACATGGGAAATCGGCTACCTTAAGGGGAAACGCACACCGACCGTTGAACAGGGCAATACCGATTTCAACACGCTGGGAATGTGGTTCCGCGTATACTTCGATGTCGGTGTCCGCGAGCAGGATCATCGCGGCATGGTCAAAGCCAACGGGGCTGCCAACTGATGAAATTCCGGGAGGGGAACCTCCCGGACAATTACGACCTAACTATCAATTTTTACAAGGAGTAAAATATAATGACCGCACGTTATGTTCAAAAAGGCGAAGCTCTCGATTACCGTCCCTCTGAAAATGTGAATGCCGGTGATATTATCGTTCAGGGAGGCCTGATCGG